TAGTTCCCCTATAAAGGGACCTTCATTTGAAGGTGAACTTAAACCTAAATTTAGTATAAGTGAGGCTTTTGAGTGGAGTGGTAAGATTGATAGTTTGGTACTTGATGCTACATCTGCTAAGTCAAGTGCATCTCTTGAAGGAGCGGATGTCAGAAAATTAAAATTAGGGTCGGATGTAATTTATTTTCCAGCATTAAATGCTTGTGAAAATTTAAAGGAGATTGTTTGTGAAGCGATTACAGCACCAACACTTCCTACAAATATACCTTTTGGATCTTCCCCTTATAATTCATATTACTACTATAATCAAAAGTATACAGGTTACAACACCCACGATACCGGAGAAAACATACTGTATGTTCCATCAGGGTCATCAGGTTACGACACAGGACAATGGCTTGACCCATTGCAAAACTCAGATAAATGTGGATTTACATTAAGTGCTACCCTTTAATAACATAACATATGTATAAAGTAAGAGACAAAGTATATGCAGGAGCAGGAATGCTTCTCATAGGTACAAACAAAAGAGGTTATAGATTTCTTGGGGAACTCTCAGAGTTCTCCGAGGAACCTATCATCCTTGATGATATGAAGATTGAAGGAAACTTCTTGGTCTATTCTAATGGTAAGGTAAGGGAACTATATTATCCTAACATGACTTATGAACAGTTGAAAGCAAAATATGTTAAAAGGCTGTTCTCTAATGATGACCAGATAGCAATTATGCTGAACAAAGATAGGTCTGCTGAAGATTCTGAATTGTTTGACAGGATGCAGGAGTGGAGAGATTGGTGTGGAGTATTAGCGAAGAAGGTTGTAAATTTAGCGAATAGGGAATTCCCTCAATATTCCCTCTGATTCCCTCTAATTAAGAAATCAAAAAGATTTGAAGATATGGAAGATTACCAGAAAAGAATGATCGAAGAGTTCAAGGAACTTAACGATAGAATTGTGAAGCTGGGGCATTTTCTTGAGGATCCTGAGATGAAGGAAAAGAGAGATGCTCTGTCTGAAGATATGATTGCTGCAATGCATAGCCAGTGGTCAGGTATGGTCGTATATAGAACTAGTCTTGCGACTCGCCTTGAACTACTTGGACTTGCAGAGAATGTTTTCGAATATCCTGATGTCAAGGTCGGAGAAATTTTCGAGACTGATAAAGGCGAAATCTTCAAGTGCATCGGGCATCATGAGAATGGTTGTCCGATCTGTGAGCCATGGGGAGATGTCGCTATTGATAAATCCCTAGAAAGAGTCTGGATGAAATCGTTCAAGAACTTAGAGATGCAGCAGCAAGCCGGGAGCGCAGCATCGCTATCACAAAGCTGCAGGAAGCGATCATGTGGCTAGGCATGGATCTTAAGAGGCTTGGCACGCCAAATCCTTACCCAGAAAGTAAGAATCCTGAGTCTCCTGTAGTTCATCCTACGGCAGACGGATTGAAGATGTAGGGCATGATGTAAACATAAAGTCCACTAAGACAATAGAGTATCCATTTTTGCGTGGGTACTCTATTTTTTGTTATGGAACTTATAAGGAAGAGAAATAAGAAGCCAAGGGCAAGCGATAGTGTGAACTACCGCAAGCATTTCCTTGGTCAAGAAGAATACGATACACAGCTCCTCTATCACTGCTATCATCTCTGGAATAACCTGGAGGGATTCAGAGAGAGGCGAGCAAGGGCACTGAGATGGATTGACGGAGACCAGTGGGGGGACACGATCACCGTCAAGAACAAGACAATGCTGGAACGAGACTATATAACAGCTCAGGGCAATGTGGCACTGCAGGCCAATCAGATAAAGAGGCTTGTCGAGACTATTGCCGGAGGATATGTGAAGCAGCAGAACGAGCCTATCTGCAAGGCGCGAGCGCGTGAGGAGCAAGTGTATGGCGAACTGATGAGCACATGTCTTCAGACCAACTGGCAGCTCAACGACATGCCTATCATGATTGATGCGGCCATCAAGGAGGTGCTTGGAGGCGGACTTGCCGCCCTACATGAGTCGTATGAGTATCGCAACGGGGAACTTGATTCATGGACGGATGCTTGTCATCCTAACTATATCTTCTTCGACTCTACGATGAGAGATCCTCGATATTACGACATGGAGCTTATCGGAGAGATCCACGACATATCCTTCGGAAGATTCTGTGAGAAGTTTGCTCGGGAACCGGAAGACATCGAGAAGTTCGTCAACTGGTATGCGGATGCATCTTCTCCTATGTATGCTTCACTGACGGAAGATGTCAACGACAAGCATAACAATGAAGAGATGACCTTCTTCACTCCGAAGGACAGAAACCTCTGCAGGGTCTATGAGATATGGCGCAAGGAGAGTCGTGACCGTTATCGCGTACACGATGAGAATACCGGAGAACTCTACATCATCAATGCCGATGATCATGAGACAATAAGAGCGATCGATGCAGAGAACGCGAGAAGAAAGGCTCTTGCTCTGGAACAGGGATGGACGGAAGATGAGATTCCTCTTATCCATTACAAGGAGAACTTCTTCGTTGATACCTATTGGTATGGCCGCTTCCTTACTCCGCAGGGATACGTTCTTTGGGAAGGAGAGTCTCCATATACCAACAGAAAGAGTCCTTATACCATCATTATCCTTCCTATGACCGATGGTAAGATCGTAAGCTACATCTCTGACGCGATAGATCAAAACAGATATATCAACCGAATGCTCACTCTCTACGACTGGATGCAGAGAGCCGGACTGAAGGGTGTGACATATATACCTAAGAACAGCATCCCAGATGATATGTCGGAAACTGAGTTTGCGGAGCAGATCACTTCCATCGATGGCATCGTATTCTATGAGCCTCGCAAGGATGGCGTGAAGCCGGAGACATTCTATAGCCATCCGGGAACAATCAATCTCGCAGAGATCGTGAGGATGATGAAAGAATTGATGGAGTCGGGTACCTCGGTTTCTGCTGCGATCCGTGGCGAGCAACCGAAATCAGGAACGGCAGCTGCGCTGTATGCACAGCAGACCGAGAACTCGGCCACTCCATTGGCTTCTCTGATGATGAGATTCGGGGTGTTCGTGCGCAATGTGGCAAAGCTCAAGCTCAACAATATCCAGAAGTTCTATACTCCTGAGAGATACGAGCAGATTGCCGGTCAGATCTCTCAGCTTGTTGACACGTCAAGCATCAACTTCCGTTTGGCAGGAAACCTCGAGTATGACCTCTCAGTGGTTCAGAGTACAGCGACACCTACCTTCCGCGCATTCAAGACAGATTTCCTCATGCAGTTCGCTCAGGCGGGATTCATACCTCCTCGCTTCGTATTTGAGTTCGGAGACATTCCGGGTGCAGAGGAGATCCTTCAGAGACTCGATGCGATGCAGCAGGAGTCGCAGGATCAGCAGATAGGCCCGGGATATGCTCAGGCGCAGAGGATGATGACATCACCGACTCCAGAGATGGCATTATAAAACACGGGGCAGGATACATTTCTATGATGTTCCTGCCCCGAAACCTTTTCCAACTGTGGATAGGCATTAGATGAGCTTTGCTCTATGAAGGACGTGCCTTACAAAAGCGAGTCTTCTTATTTCCTTTTCTTCAGGAGTGAGGCATCCCTGCTCAAGGCGGTCACCAGTGTAATACCATGCACCATCCTTAAGGTTGCTGATGTAGAACTTAGGGATGAATAGTCGATTCTTCATCTGACGGAACTTGTATCTGTTGTAGATCACAAGCTCTCTTACATCTTCGATGCTCGATGCAACGTAGATGCGTTCCTTTCTTACTGCGTGTACTCTATCAGCCTCTTTTACGGCCTTACGATAGATACGATTTGCATAGATGGTTACAATGTAACCTGCGAGTTTTCTGAAAAACTTCTTCATAATTCTTATGGTTTAAAATTGTGATGCTGAATTTGAGTCATATGACTTTTTCTTCTTAGGTGTCTTCTTGATGATGACCGGAAGTTCCATGTCGCAGTAGCAGATCCAAAGTGCTATGGCGGTACACATCACCACGTCATCGTGCATGCCTTCTCCCGGAGGAGCGGAGTATTGACCCTTTTCGTTCTTCTGGTAAAGGGCGAGCTCGGTGCAGCAGTATTCGCTTCTCTCGATCCAGAGCTGGTCACGGATGCAGCCTATGAGGTTACCGATGATCTGAGGCTTGGTCTTCACATTGGTGTGGAATCCCCATACCTTAGTCACGCCATTCTTTATCTGCTCCGCGCTTGCCTTGCGGGCGTAGAGGTTGTCATAAAGTCCGGCAATGGTATCGAGGATATATTCAGTCATGTCTCCATCGATATCCCTTTCCTTATCTTTTGTTTCAAGAGTATTGGACTCAATGACAAGAAGGGCGTTGTTGTACCACTTGGCAATCCTCGCTGCATCATATGCCAGCAGGTCATGGTCGGTATGGTATCTCTGTTCTGCCACAAGCACCGGCTTTCCTCCGAGTTCCTTCTGCATGGCGAACCTGTCGAACACGCGGATGACAGACCAGTCGGCCTTCTTGCTGCGTCCTCCGACATCGACAACCACGAGGTAGCGGTTGGACATCTTGATGGACGTGTCCGGCTTTGCCCATACCCAGAGCCTTCCGTTGGTGATATTGTCGAAGTGGATGTCTTCAAGGGCAT